TTATTTATTATTATTTGTTTCGTATCGGCATTTAATACCATTTTAATCCCCTTCCGTTTTTTTATTTTATACCCTTTGAACGTCTATAAATTATATATGTTCCCATATATTTATATATATTTATTATTTTTATATTGTTATATTAATAATTATTCTTATATTGTTGTGCGCTTTGGCGCACGTTTTTTGAAAAAATAAAGTAAAGTGAAAGGATATTTTGTTATGAAAAAAGCAACACAAGAACCCACTGAAAAAGTAATTGAAAAAGTTGATTTACATAATTTACTTGGTGTTGAAAAGGTAGCTAATACACAAGTTGATAAAAAGCTAACGGAAAAAGCACAAATAATGAAAAACGTAAACGACACAATGCACAAATTACTTTGTACTGAATATTCAAAGTACTATAAACATATTGAAACACAAATAGTACAAACGGATAAGGACGGCAATCATACAATAAAAGATGTAAGAGGTTATTATTTATTGTTTCCTAAATCAGTAGAGTTGAAAACAAAAGAAGGTAAAAAAGCAAAGTATGAAGGTTTTCAAATTTGTAAACCCACTTTATATGTTAAAGGTGGTTCAAGTTATGAGTGTTTGGACTTTACTGAAATTGGTAAAACAACATTTAATAACTAATAAACAATAACACAACACAAAAACACTAAGCCCTTGTCAATTAATTTTGATGAGGGTTTTTTGTTATGTGTCAATTTGAGGTACTGAAATATGAAATTGAATATAAATGAAAAAGAATATAATGTGAAGAAAAAAGAATTATTTACTGATTCATATCAATTGACAATAACACCAAAGAAAAGGACTTGCTTTGCGTGTAAGAAAGGATTTGATTCAGTTGGTAATGAAACACTTGCTTGGTATGATGATGAAGGTTTTTATAGAATTAAATATTTCTGTAACACACATTACAGACTTGCAAGAAGATTATTAATTGAAACAAAAAGAAAAGGACTTGATTAATGAAAGATATAGATGATATAGTTGATTTAGCAGAAGCAAAAGCACAAATGGAACTGAAAGAAAAAGATTTATTTAATGTTGTTATGAAATCAGCACATCAAACAATAGAAATAGCAAAATTGAAAAGAAAATTAGCTGAAAGAGAAGCAACAATAAAAACACTGAAAGAGGTTATTGATAAAATATAATTGATTAATTAATATCGGTGTAGGTGATAAATACTATTATCAGAGTTTGAGAACAGACACTAACATTGTTAGTTATAACCTCATTATAGTTACCTACACTGATATAAAAGAAAAGGAAAAGCAAATGAAAAATACTGAAATAGTAATGGAAGAATGGCAGAGAACATTAAATCAAATAGATGATGATGAACTTGATGAGTTACTGCTAGAAAGAGCAAAGTATAGGATAGAGAAATATCCTGTAATAAAAATTGATGAAGTAAAAATATATAGATGTGTAGAAGCAAAAACTTATGGAAAACACGAAGGAAAAGGATATTTTCTTCAGTTTAAATGGCTGGAGCAAGATGAGTGGGTTGATGTATCTGATTTAAGTGAGCTGAAAGTATGGGAATACAATCAACTTGTTGATGAGTTAAACAAACATTATCCTGATTATCCAATTGAATACCTTGAAGGGAGGTTTGTGTAATGAGAAATGATGCAAATTACAGCATTACAGTAAAGAATAGAGCTGGAATGGAGCTGGATGTAGAGGTGTTTGGAAATAGTAAACACGAAGCAATTGGAAAGGTTGTATCATTCTATCCTGATTTATTCCTGAAAGTAATTAAAACAAAGGAGATAAAATGAACAGAGAATATTATGAGAGTTTTGAATGGTTTTGGGATAAACAAACAGACAAAAAGGAGAATAAAATGTCAGAACAAAATAGAAATGATGAGTTAGTAGCAAATATAACTGAAAATATAAGGAAAATTACTAATGTAAATCATTTAAGAACAATACAGAAGGAAATAAAAGAACAAAGAAGTTACATTGGTAGGAAAATAGGCAATCAGTTGCAAAGAGGTGATAAAGTAAGAGTTAATAGTGGAACAAGCATTGAATATGGAGAGGTAACAAAAGTCAATAGAACAAGAGCAGTAGTAAATATTGATAATAGAAGCTGGAATGTTCCATTTTCAATGATAACGAAGGAGGTTGACAATGGCTGAAATGAATATAATAAACATTAAAAGAGAAATACCTGATGAACTTATTGAACACGTGTTATGCTGTGCGTTTGAAGGTGGTATAACATATTGGGCAAATAATGTTAGCTGTGAAGATAATAAAGATATGAAGAAGGTTGGTGGGTGGAAACACGAATATCTTACAAAAACAAAGAAGAAAGATGCTGTTATGTATATACACGACACAGAATCAGAAGAAAAGTATCCAATAACAAAGAAATCTATTATTGATGCTTTACAGAAAATGGATAATTTTAATAATTATAGACAAGCATTAGACAGAATATTAAATGAAACATATGATGCTGATGATGCAGATATAATGGTACAGATAGCTTGTTTTAAGGAGGTTATTTATGGATAGAGCAAAACTTAAGAAAGCTTTAATAAACGAAACAGGCTGTGGAATACAACACGATGGATGGACTTGTGGTAGCTGTTTTTATCCACTTGCTGATGAGTTAAATCTAAAAGAAGATTCTCATATGTATTGGCAGGCAGTACTGCATAAAAGAGGTGATTATGACGATTTTAATGAATGGGATTATGATACAGATATATTTCCAGAATTATTAAATGAAATATATAATAAAATAGGAGAAATAAAATGAGTAAGAAATCATACGAACTGGAAGACCTAATCATTGATGCCTGTGATACATATGATGAGCAAATAGAGCATTATGATGATGAAAATGACGCAATACACGAAATAGCAGATGGAGCTGTACCTATATATTACTATGATATTGGTCAATATGCAGCACACAATAGTTGGCTTATGACAGAAACACCTGAAATTAATCCAAATGGTAATGCACACGACCAAATACAGGCAAATATATATGAAGCAATCTGTGAAGGATTATATAAACACGTAGACGAAAAGGAAAATGAAGATGAATAATAAAGAATATCACGAATATTACACAAGAAGAAATAAAAAAAGAAACATTGACAATTGGGAAGAAATACCTGATGAGGATTTATGGGAAGACGGAGAGTTAGAATCAGAACAAGTTAAAGAGAAGATTTTTCAAAAAGCAATAAGATATGGTGAATGGAAATTAATAAGAGAAATACAATAACAAAGGAGATAATAATGAAAACAAATGACATAAAAAAAGGCACAAACATTAGAACAAAACAACTTGGTGTTTCTGTTAGTGGAATAATGATGGATAACGCAAGAGGTAATACACGCTTAATCAAAACATTTGGCTCTGAAATAGGTATGTTTGATGAAGTGGGAAGTGTATACGCAACAGATATAACACACGCTGAAAATAGCGAAGGTTTGTGGGAAGATGTTGAATATACTGATAAACAGGTTCAATCAATAATAATGAGAAAACAATTTAGGTTTTAATAAATAATAACTGAGTGAGAGCCAACAACTGGTCCTCCCTTCCAGGTACAGAGGTGTAAAAACCAGAAGTCGCTGAAGGGGTGAATAAGTCCTAACTACGATAATCCTACGGATGCCCTGTTAGGCAAAGGAATATGTGAGGCTCTCATTCAAACAGAAAAGGAGAATAATAATGAGTAAGATAGATATAAAAACAGCAACATTAGGACAACTTGAAGATGAGTGTGATAGAGTGTATGGAACACCATATGGACACAATATCATTGGTATAATATGTTCAGTAGTCAAAGATAGATTCGGACAAGAAGAAGCAGATAGATTGTTTGAAGAATGGCAAGTATAAACAGAAAGGAGTAATAAAATGGGAATGGATGTTCACGGATTAAATCCAAAAGAAAACAAAAACATTGATGATTTTCCAATAATAAAGAAATACAATAAAATGAAAGTTGAAGATAGATTGAAAGAGTTAAGAGCTGATGATAACCTTCAAAAAATGTATTGGAAAGAGCAAGAAGATTGGGAAGCATCAAATCCAGGAGTTTATTTCAGAAACAATGTATGGTGGTGGCGACCTTTGTGGAACTACTGCTATGCAATTGCAGATGATATAATATCAGAAGATGTATTTGAAAATGGGCATAGTAATAGTGGAGCAGGGCTTAATGATAAAGATGCGAAATTACTTGGTAATAGATTAATGGAAACGATTGCTGATGGAACTGCAATAAAATACCAAGCAGATTACCTTCAACATATGGAAGATTCTGATGATGAGTTTGCTAATAGCTATCCATTTGATGTAGACAATGTTGAAGCATTTGCGTTGTTCTGCATTGAAAGTGGAGGGTTTGAGATATGCTAACACTAACAAAACAAATGAAAGCTGATATAAAAAAACTTAGAGAACAAGATATAATAGTATGTGATGCCTGTGGCTCTGAAGATGTAGCTGAAAAAATATGGGTTGATGTTAACAGTTATATAGCAATTGATGGAGAAACATATTATAAATATGATGGCTGTGTAGATGATACTACTTATTGGTGTAATAAATGCAATGAAGAAGCAGCACCTGTTCATATAACAGAATACGAAGGAGATAAAGATGATTAAAATAAGTGTAACAAAGATAGATGATAAAGGTAGAATAAATTTACCTGCTCACTTTTTAAAAGCTAACAACATACAGAGAGGTAGTGAGGTTATTATTGAGGGAGTTATTAATAATAGTGATTCAGTTAAACTTAAATTTAAGGGGGTGAAAGATGCCAAATAGAAAAGCTAAAGAACGTAAGATGGAACGTAAACGCAAGAATCTTGCAATCAAGAAATGGAAACGAGAACAGAGAAAACTGAGAAAGGAGAAAAATGAGAACAACACAAAAACAAGCTAATAGGTTGGAGCAATTAGATAAAAGTCAATTAGAAAAGATATTATTTAAACTGCTAAAACAACAAAGACACAGGAATATTACTGCAGAATTAATTGATGAAGAGTATAATTTTGCTTTGGGTGAAGCAACATTAACAAGGAGGAAAAATGAAAATTGAT